AAATCAAAAGAATTTATAACACCAAGCAAGACAAGTCCAAAGAGTAGTAGAAAGGGATGCTTATGTAAAGACAACACTTATAAGACTAAATGTTGTGATGGAAGTTTAAGGGCTCAAGGAATAGGAAGTATTTAAAAATGCAAAATTAATTTTTAACCATTATATATTAATATGAACACAAATGATATGATTAGTAAAATCAAGGAAGTTGTAGGCTTATCTGAAGAAGTTAAGTTAGAACAACAAGCGTTAGAAAACGGAACTGTTATTGAAGCAGATTCTTTTGAAGCTGGAAGCGAAGTATTTATTATTACTGAAGACGAAAAAGTAGCTTTACCTGTTGGAGAGTACCAACTCGAAGATGGTAGAATGTTAGTAGTAGTAGAAGAAGGTCTTATTTCAGAAATGAAAGAAGCTGGAGAAGAAGAAGTAGAGGAAGAAGTAGAAGAAGTGGAAGCTCAAGAAGAAGAAAAAGAAGAAATGGGCTACGCTACTAAAGAAGAACTTCAAGAGGTTAAGGACATTGTAGATGAAATCAAAGCAATGCTTGAGCCTAAAGAAGAAATGAGTTCTGAAGACTTAGGAAACCTTTTAACAGAAGAATTATCTAAGCACGAATTAAACGAAGTACCAAAAGAGGTACAAGAAGAATTAAATGAGCCAAGTGCTGAGCCTATTATGGCTAACCCAGAAGCTGACTCAACAAACAAACCAAGTTTTAAGTTTGCACAGAATCGCAAACCTTCAACTTTTGACAGAGTATTAAACAAAATAATTAACAACTAAAATTAAATAAAATGCCAAATCCAACTATTACAAACTCCTCATACGCTGGAGAATTTGCTGGGAAGTACTTAGGTGCTGCCCTATTGTCTGCTTCAACTTTAGATGCTGGAGCTGTATCAATTTTACCAAACATCAAGTACAAGGCTGCTATGAAAGTAGGAACTTTCTCAAACATAGTACGTTCTGCTGATTGTGACTTCGATTCTACAACATCTGGACTTACTTTGACTGAAAAAGTATTAACACCAACTGAACTACAAGTTAACTTACAAATCTGTAAGAAAGAGCTTCACGCTGATTGGGAAGCTGCTCAAATGGGCTTTAGTGCTTTTGATGAACTACCTCCATTATTCTCTGACTATGTAATTTCAAGAGTTGCTGCTGAGGTTGCTAACGCTACTGAAAATTCAATCTGGAGTGGTGCTGCTGGAGAAGGGTCTTTTGACGGATTCTCAACTATATTAGGTGCTGATGCAACTGTTGTAGACGTTGCTGCTGCTACTGTAGATTCTTCTAACGTAATAGCTCAATTAGGTGCTATCGTAGATGCTGCAAATGCTGCTGTATTAGGGAAAGAAGATTTAACTCTTTACATCTCTAACAACATTGCAAGAGCTTACATTCGTGCTTTAGGAGGATTCGGAACTGCTGGATTAGGCGGTAATGGTGTAGACTCTAAAGGAACTACTTGGTACAACGGAGGTCAATTGACTTTTGAAGGAATCAATATCTTTGTAGCACAAGGATTAGGAGACAACAAAGCTGTATTAGCTCAGAAGTCTAACTTATTCTTTGGAACAGGTCTATTAGATGACAGAAACGAAGTGAGAGTAATTGATATGTCAGAAACTGATGGGTCTCAAAATGTGCGCGTAGTAATGCGTTACACTGCTGGGGTACAAATCGGAATCGGTTCAGATATCGTTTACTATTCTTAATTACTAACTAACTGATATTAAGGGGTGGGCAAAGACTGCCTACCCTTTTTTATTTAAAACTAAAAATAATATGGCTTGTGCAATAACAAAAGGTAGAGGAGTAGGGTGTAAGACTGCCTTTGCTGGAATTAAAAATATTTACATCTTAGACTATAGTGCTGCTATCGCTGCTTTGACAGACAGTAGTGGAACTGTAACATTACCAAGTGATGGGTCTGCTGAATTCTTCAAGTTTGAAGTAAAAGGCGGTCAAACATCTTTAGAGACAACTGTAACATCTTCAAGAGAAAATGGGACTACATTCTATGAAAGTACATTAAACGCTACTTTTCAAGTGTTAGATGTAGCGACTCAAGAGGAGATTAAACTTCTTAATAGAGGAAGAGCTCAATATGTAGCTGAACTATATCCTAATGGTGCTGGAGTAACTAAGTATTTACTAATTGGTAAAGACAATGGTGCTGAAATCACAGGAGGTACTATCGTATCTGGTGCAGCAGCTGGAGATTTACAAGGATTTACATTAACAGCAGTAGCTATGGAAGTTAATCCTCCATTCTTCTGTACTGTTCCAGATGTAAGTGCTACAACATCTATCGACCCAGCTTAGTAGTTTATTTATATTTAAAATTAGCCTTTCCTTTTGGGAGGGCTTTTTTTATTTATATACAATACAAAATAATTTAGTTTTGTTTATATATTAGTATGAAGTTAATAGGAACAAACGGAGATAAGACTTTTAAGGTAATCCCAAGACAATTTATTAATGGTGCAATAAGTGTAAAACTCACAAGTGAAAGCACAGGTGCTGATATAAACGTAAGTCCTACAGCTTCAACTGATGGTAATTATATGACTTTCACTATTGCCTTTGGTACTTTGACAGAAGGAGATTTTTATACTCTTGAAATAAAGGATGGGACTGTTGTAATATACAAGGATAGAGTATTCTGTACAGACCAAACAGTAAACCAAGTAAACAACGATTACTATTCTGTAAATGATGGTGCATATACCACAGAGGATAGTTTTGATAATGATTATATTATTGTATGAATGATTTAAGAATAGTTAACTTAAGTAGTTACACAAGCCCAGAGATTGTAGAGAAGTCTAATAAGCAATGGGTGGCTTATGGTAGTGATAATGATTTCTTTGGACATCTAATCTCTAATTACGAGAATAGTCCAACAAACAACGCTATTATAAACGCAATCTCCCAACAAATATATGGACTTGGCTTAGATGCTTCTGATTCAAATAGAAGACCAGAGCAGTATGCTAAGATGATTACAATGTTTCACAAAGACTGTGTACAAAAGCTATGTTTTGATTTAAAGCTAATGGGGCAATGTGCTATGCAAGTAATCTACTCAAAGGATAGAAAGACTATCGCACAGGTTGAGCATATACCAGTAGAAAACTTAAGAGCTGAGAAGTGTAACGAAAAGGGAAAGATAGAAGGGTATTTTTATTCTGATGATTGGTCAAATGTAAAACCAAGAACAGAGTTAAAAAGAATACCAGCTTTTGGGTGTAGTAATGAAAACATAGAGATTATATATGTAAAGCCTTACAGAGCTGGATACAAATACTATAGTAGTCCAGACTACACAGGATGCTTACAATGGTGTGAGATAGAAAGCGAAGTATCAAACTTTCACTTAAACAACGTTCAAGGAAGTTTTAGCCCTAACACACTAATACAATTTAATAATGGAACACCAAACGCAGAAGAAAGACAAGCGTTAGAGAATCGTATAGCACAGAAGTTTACAGGCACAGGGGGAAATAAGTTTATCCTTGCTTTTAACGACAACCAAGATGCAGCAGCGACAGTAGAGACATTACCAATTAGTGATGCACACAATACTTATGAGTATGTAAGTTCTCAAGCTACTGAGAAAATTATGGTAGGGCATAGAGTTGTATCTCCTATGCTTTATGGGATAAAAGATTCCACAGGATTAGGAAACAATGCAGAAGAATTAAAGACTGCTTCTATATTGATGCAGAACTTAGTTATAGCACCATTTCAGCACTTATTGATAGATGCTTTTGATTCTATATTAGCTTACAATCAAATAAGCTTAAAACTATACTTTAAGACACTACAACCTCTACAATTTATAGACTTAGAGAATGTAGAAGATGAAGAAACAAAAGAGGAAGAAACAGGAGTTAAATTAAGTCAAGAATTACCAGACGAGTTAGGAAGCGATATAGCTGATGCCTTAATAGACTTAGGAGAGGACGAATTAGACCTTTTAAACGACTTTAATATAGTAGATGAACGAGAAGTTAACTATGATGAAGAACTGGGCTTAGATGAGGTTATATCAGACCTTAACAAACCAAAAGAAAAAAGTACACTTGCTAAAGTATGGGAATTTGTAAGCACAGGAAAAGCAACACCTTATAGAGAGAGTGAGCAAGATGGTACAAGCAAACAAACTGATGAGAAAGGTAATGAGTTCTTAGTACGATATATGTACAGTCCACAATCTTATAGTAGCAATTCAAGAAACTTTTGTAAAAAAATGGTAGATGCTAAAAAGGTTTACAGAAAAGAAGATATTATATCTATGGAAAGCAAAGTTGTAAATGCTGGATTTGGAAAGGGTGGCTCAAATACTTATTCTATATGGCTTTACAAGGGCGGAGCTCGATGTAATCATCGCTGGTTTAGAAAGACTTATGTAAGAAAAGATGGGGATAGAGGTTTAGGAAGTGCTATTACTACAACAGAAGCAAGGTCAAGAGGTTTTAAACCAGAAGCTAATGCTCAGAAAGTACCTGTAGCTCCTAAGGATATGCCGTATAAAGGTTATACAGCAGCTTATTGGAATAAAATAGGATTTAAGAATTAATATGGCAACAGCATTATTTATATCAAGAACGGACTTAGTTAAGAACTCGATAATTGACGGGAACGTTGACAGCGACAAGTATATACAATTTATTAAGGTAGCTCAGCAAATAGACATACAAAACCTTTTAGGTACTGATTTATACAACAAAATAGGTGCTGACATTGTTGCTGGTAATCTAAGTGGAGATTATTTAAGTTTAGTAAATGATTATGTACAACCAGCTTTGATATGGTTCGCTCAGATGAACTATATACCTTTCGCAGCTTATCAAATAAAAAACGGAGGTGT